TGCTTTACTCATGTTGCTCTCTCGGTGCTGTCTACTATCTATTCACAGCGTATACCGAGAGAGCTTTTTTACAATCTGTCCGACTTTTCAAACATCCTCTTAGGAGATATTGATAATCCTATTGGTACAGAAGAGTTATTACTAGTAGTCTCCTGTCCCTGATTTAAATAGGCAGAGGTAGTAGCCAAATGAAGTTGATACTTATCTGTTGTTAAATTAAACATAAATATAGTTATTAATATAAATAAAGGCCCTTACTCAAACAAAGTAAGGGCTTTTTAATTAAATTATTGAAATTAATTTATTATCCTTCTATATAAAGACGATTCCATCTAAGATTAGAACCATTAACTGCTGTAGCTCTAAGCTGAATTCCTCCACCTAAATACTCATTAGCAGTAGGTAGATTAGTAGAAGTACTTCCACTAAAAGAAGTACCATCAGTTACATTATCTAACCTGTAACTAATAGTGCTACCTGCTCTAGGACAATAGATGTAGAAATCAAGCAACTTCTGTGCAGCAAATGTAGCCCCTGTGATTGCGGATACATTCTGAGTAGTACCGTCCTTAGTAGTAAATTGCCAGCTAGTATCTCCTCTTGAAGTGGAATATTGAAACCCTACAAAGTTACCATCTGGATTATCTACAGCAGTAACATAACCGTCCCAGAAGCCTTTGTTATCAGTAGAAGGAGTTCTACTATACATTCCTATAAATATTCTGGTGTCTGGGTAGCTGGTATCTGGTAGATAAATTCTGGCAAAGAAGAAGAAACCCCCAAAGCCATTAGGATTAGTTCCTCGACAAAAGATTCTACTATTAGTACTAATATTACAGAATATGTTAGTTGTATTAGGGACTATCTGATTGTTTAGCTGACTAGCACTGGCTAAATTAGCCATGTAGGGAATTGAATCATCAGAAGGAATAACGTGTGAGGTAGTACCAACTCTAGTTGAGTTTTGACCATAAGTACCTACAGCTACACCGTCTACTGGGAAGAATACCACCACCTGATTTCTAGCTAGCCCAGATTGAGCTATGTATTCTCTAGCGTCAGGGGTCTGCCAGATAGGAAATACTCTGCCTGATATATCAGTTGAATACATCAGAACATTACCAGAACTCGGAGCAGAAGGTTTACTACCACTAGCAGCTATGCTTTGGGATGTAATTGTCTTAGTGCCAGTAACAGTCTGATTAGTGTTGGTTGTTACTATAGTGCTTGCGTTAATGCTGTCAAGCTTAGTTTTATCAGCAGCACTCATCGATCCAGGAGCAGAACTAGTAGCGGGTACTCCCACCATTAGTTCATTTGGGGTCATTTTTCTATTTCCTGTAGTCCCCTCACTAACATCAACTATGGGAAATATGTCATTTGCTCTATCTAACTGAGCGCCAGTTAGAGCAGTCTCTTGACTGATTTTTGTATTACTCATTTGAATAATTCTTTAATTAATTAATAACTGTATCTTCCCGAAGGATAAAGGAATTGTCTTCTCTTAGTAGGAAAGTATTATCTTCCCTAAGTATTCCTAAGTTTATAGTGTTGATATTATCTTCTCTCAGCAGATAAGTACCGTCTTCTCTTAAGATAAAGTCCCCATCTTCTCTGAGTAAACTGCCGTAGATAATTTCAGAATCTTCTGTCAGTAAATAAGTACCATCTTCCCTTAAGAGATAACCACCATCTTCCCTAAGAACAAAGTATTCAGAGATAGGATAAGGTGAGGAATCTGAAGGAAGTTGTATCTTATAAATAAAGTCAGATAACTTTCTTATAGTCGTATCAGATAAAGCTTTACTTAATCCTAAGACTGTGTGAATCTTACCAAAGTAATTAACACCACCTATCTTTAAAGTACTCTTATATAAGGTATTATCCCAATATCTAAGCCAATTCCAGAAGTCTTCTCCATTATGTCTACCACCATTACTAGGTCTTAAATTAGTGGGTTTAGTACCATCTAAAGGAGTGATTGTATAGCCGCCTTGGATGTTTTTATTATCAATAACGTAAGTTGGTGTAAGACCTCTACCAGCCCCAGTATCACCATGATAATCCCAATATAAAGCACCAATTCTTTTCTCCCTTGAAATCGCGTAGGAAGCTTGAGTAGCCTTCTCAGTTGGATTTAAATTATTATCTGAACCAAACTCTCCTAAGAAGATAGCTAAGTCTAATTCATGTACCCTATTAATATAATTTCTAAGCTTCTCGGTGTATTGTTCTTGGGTATATGAATCGGTATCTAAGCCCCAAGTTTCATATACGTGAATACCAAATAAAATATTGTTGTAATTAGCTATAGGAGCATAAGGATTATTAGGGTCTCTAAAAGATAGTAAACTTCTACCTCTACTCAGAATTGCTGATGAGCCTGTAGGAACTGGATTAGCATTATAGCTAACACCTTCCTGCCCAAAGAATAAACCATTACAAACTATAGGGTTCGTCTTACCAGTATCTCTAATTGCCTTAATAAGTACTTGGTACATTCTTGCCCAAGAATCCAACTGACTGGCTGGATTCATATTACCAGGTTCATTTATTGGTTCTAGCCAGACATAAGGATTATCTTTGTATAACTCAGCATATTCCGCCCCTATATCAGCAACCTGTTGGAGGCTAGGATTAGTGGTTGAAGATAATATATAACCAGCAGCTTGACCGTTAACATGGTGGCAATATTCGAGCATACATACAATACCCCTGCTAGTAATTTCTTCTACAGCATTGGCAATTGATTCTGCTCTTGTATCTCCACCTAGAGTAGTATTTAAAGGATTACAGCATACTCTTATTGTATTGACTCCCCAAGCCTCAGCATAAACCATTGAGTCTTCAATATAAGGCCCAATAACTCTAGGCTGACCATTTATCCAAACTGTACCTGCTCTTTGATTAGTCTTGCCGTATCTATAGCCAAGAAAGTTAAAACCTCTAGGAATAAATTCAGAACCATCAGGGGCAAATATTCTTTTACCTACTATATTAAATCCAGACATATTAATTTATTAGTTGTTAGATACAACTACCCCATTTAAATATAATTTCTTATTATTACCATTAGAAGTAGCTGCCCAAACTCTAGTAGTATTTGTAGGAAAGTTAGATGATGGATTATCGTAAGTAATGGTAGTGCCAAATTGAGTAGCTGAGAGGGTATTTGAATCCGCATACCCTAAATTAACATTCTCACTTGAAGTAGGTACATTAGTGCTTAAAAACCAGTTTGAGCTATTAATAGAAGATGCATTCTCTCTGATTATTAAGGTTGAAATGTGGTCTGCAAGCCAAGCACTATCTACTAATAAATAGTTGGAACTAATCACAACACCATCAGGATTGAATTGTCCATTTATTACTATCCTGGGTTGAAGTAATGGATCATTCTGAAATGAATGTTTAGCCTTTCTACCTTGGTCATACCAGCCTACTAAATAACCAACACTAGAACCTACAAATTGAATTAAGCTTTCTAGGTTTATTAAGTTCTTATTTGTGTAGGGAATATCTACTACAGTATTATCTCTACGTACCCTCATGCAAGGGCCTTTATAAGAGGATACAAGCCGAACTATAGAATAGACAAATTCTAGTTCTGGGTAATTGTCTAATGGTAAATAACTACTATTTAATTGGTTATTTAATCCAATTCCTAATTGCATAGCTTTTACCTCTTATAGGCAATTACTTTTCCATATTCCAAGGTAAATGCTGATATATTCCCATATAAAATGAATCCTGTTGGTAACTCTACTCCTACGGCTGGGGTAGAAGTATTAGCACAGGTCATTGCAACAAAGGATGCAGCCTCAATTATTTGAATTGCCACCCAGGAACCTGATTGAGGAAGGGTACTAGTAACTAGAGTATGTCCTCTCTGCCCCAAAGACATTTCATTAAATGACCTAATATCGCTAGCTGTAGATTCAGTAGCAGCATTTAATGGTAAGGGTAGAGAGGTATTTATTATTGTATTGTCTTGCTGAGTTACATAAGGGTCATCAATAGTACCTGTCCCAGATGCCTTTAGATAAACATTCTTATTAAAAGCATCTTTAACTATAATATTAGCCATAATTTCTATTTAAATTATTTGATTTATCATGAGGCTCTCAGCCAAACAACTGGAGCACCTGTTTGTAATGTGAAAGAACTTGTAGGTGCAGTACTAGGCAAAGATCCATAGCTCTGAGAAGCTCTGGAACAAGTATTAAAAGATGTTGATACTGAAGTAGTTCCTAATACAAAACCTCCTATTGCAGCAGAACTACCAATAGTAGAGATAACAGCCGAACCACCACTCTGAGCTACTGCTAAAGCATACCAACCAGGTGTCAGATTAATGTTAATTGTTGCTTCTTTAGCCCCTGTAGAATCTATAGCAACATCACCAGCATCTACTATTAAGGAACTAGGTGTTATTCCACCTGAAGTAACATTATATATACCCAATCTTGCAGTATTTCCTGCTGAAGCTTGTGTAGTAACGTTAATACAAATCCTATCAAAGCTAGCTGTTACTGGCGTGTAGAAATAAATGTAGTAAACAAATCCTGTAGCTAGACTACCAGTAGTAGGAGCATTAAAGTAGTGTGGTGTGTAATATCTACCCGATACAAATCCGGGGTGATTAGGGCTAGCTATAGCAATATTCCCACTAGCATCAACAGGAATTACTGTTTGAGCATATTGTCCATTAGGTAGAGGAAACATACCTCCAATATTCTGACCAGCCGCAATGATTAAATCTGCATACTGCCCATTAGATAAAGCGATTCTTGTCATATTTAAGTTTTTATGATGTAGTGAACTACAAGAAATGGCGGCATATTCTCATGTGAACCGTTACCACCTTGGGTATTGGTAGTAATTCCTGTACTAGCCGCACTCAAATTAATCCCAGACCTTGCACCAAGAATACTAATATTAGTGCCTGAAGTTAAGGCTTCAAATTCATTAGTTACAAGAAACTGATGACCACCATTACTATCAGCAATATAATTACCAGTACCGTCATTTCTATTAACTCTTACTTTATGGCTGTGGCCTGGATCATTAATGCCGTGGTTATGTCCTGGGTCGCTAATAGCGTGATTATGTCCTGGGTCATTAATTCCATGATTATGAGAAGGTATTTGAGAAACGTTTAAAGTAACTGTTTCTTGACCACCAGATTGACCTAATGTTCTATTAGTTAATCCGGCACCTTGTCCTGCACCAAGACCTACCCTTCCTCTACGATCAGGAACTCTAAAGGTAGTGGTTCCATTTCCACCATAAGTAGTACCTATAACAGCGTATAAGGCCGGATAACTATTAATTTGATATTCTGCCCCATTGCATAATAACCAGCCCGTAGGAGCCGTATTACCAGCAAATTCAGTCATCATTCCTGTCGGTACTATCTCAGTAGAAGGAATGGTTGAAGGAGAAATTCTGTCTACTAATTTATCTCTTAGGTCTATAATATTTCCACTTAAACTTCCCTCAGCAGTCGTCAATTTTGCTAAAGGGAATGATTCATTAGGTAATACACTAGATTGTTGTACTAACCCATTACTATTGATGAATATATATACAGTGGTGTTATCGGGAATATTAATAGAACCTGTAGAGATAGTTACAATATTACCGTTACTAAGTAGTACAGAACCCCCTAAATAATTAAAGGTTAGCCCTGATTGATGAGTAACCTTAAATCTGTCGTAAAAGCTATAGAATCTGGACTTTATTTGGTCATTACCATCATCTAAATAGCTGTCTATAATCTTCGGCCCATGTCCAATATAATCCTGCCCATCTGGGATAGGATATGCTATCTGATTTGCATCTTCGGCATAAAAGACATCACCATCAGAGAATATACGCCTTGTCATATTTCTTATTTACTAATTAATAAATATTTAGTTAAAAGGAACTGAGAGCCACTCTACGCCATAAATTTGTGGCCACACAAACGTGTATGAAATTTGGAGATATTCTAATGTCTCCTGGGTTGCCTGTAGCTGTTGAGCTACCTAAATCACTAGTTAAAGTATTATTTAAGCTTGTACAGCTTAATTGACCGTTAACAGTAGTATTGCTATTAAGGGTAATTCTGCCATTATTACGGTCTATGCTAAATGCAAATCCTAAATAATTCCCCGCATCGTCATATCTACTAATTGCCAGATTAGATCCAGTATTACTACCAGATTCTAAATCCTCGGTCTTAAATAGTTCCCATCTTGTTAATCCACTGCTGTTTGACAGTCTAATATTTGAACGAGAGCCGTTAGCAGATTGAATATCAATCCCAGGAGTATATGTCCCTGAAGGTTTAATATTTAAGGTTGTGCTAAATACTGTACTGTTATTAAAAGTAGTTACTCCAGTAAAAGTAGAACTACCATAAAATACTGGGCTAGTGTTAGGAGCATAAAAATTAAGGATGTTCCTGACATGGGCTGTAGTAGCTATTCTCGTTGTATTGTCAAATGGGTCTGAAGGGGTAGTAGATTTAGGAGCCCCTGTAAATGTAGGGCTTGCTAAAGGAGCTAATGTCGATAACTTATTATTTACCCAAATAGAATTAACTACTCTACCTGTATTATCTGTACCAGGAGGTGTTGGTATATAAATCGACCTATCGAAACGGTTTATAGATATACAATAACCAATTAAATTACCCGAATCATCATAAGCATTGATAGTTAAATTACTACCTGCATTACCACCAGTTTCAGTCTGCTCACTCTTAAATATTTCCCATCTAGCTAAACCAGTATTATTACTAAACCTAATTACTGACCTAGCTCCACTAGCTGACTGAATATCTAATCCGGGATTAAATAAACCTGGAGTTCCTGTACTAAGTGGTCTAGTTCTTAAGGTGTTATTAAAATTAGCTACCCCAGAGAAAGTAGGTGAATTAATATTAGCTTTTAAAGTAATGTCATTGAGGACGGATTCTATCTTCGTATAAACAGCATTCTGAGAAGTAGCTAAACCTGAATTACTCCATGAAGGCCCATAAGGAGTAGCATCACCTAATATTAAGCTCCCGTTTGGTTCAATAGGAAGTTGCATCCAATAGGCATTATTAGTAGGTAATACTCCCGTAATAGGGGTAAAACTTCTAGAGATATAAGCTCTATTTAAATAAGTTACTAAATCTCTATACCTATAAGTTACTGCTTCATTCCAATCTCCTCTAGGAAAGGGGCCCCCAATAGTTGAAGATAAGTTAGGATCAGCAGCAATTAATTGTGCTATTCTTAATGCCCCAGTGTCTAATACATCGTTCACCATTCCAGTAGGAACTAGATTGGCAAACTGTACTGGTGTACTATTAGGTACTAGTGCATAAAAGTCTAGAAGGGCAGGTTCAATTAAATTACCATCACCATCTGTCTTAAAGAATTCAAACCTATATGTTATCTTCTTAGTTTCTGATTCATCTAGATTTATATCAACCACACCATTAGTGATGGTGAATACACTTGGTTCTATAAGATATATAGAGTCTGGAGTAGCACTTACTTCTACAAGAGTTCCGCTAAGAGTTACTCTTAACTTACCCGTTATAGGATTGCCCCCAGAATCTAGGAAAGTTCCTAAAATCTGACTCATATTTGAATATATTTAAATTAGTTTTTATAAAAGTGTGTAAACAATAAGTTGACTATCATCTAGTATTAAGTAGTCCTTAATTACAGAATCATCAAAATTAATGTTAGCTTTACACCAACAAGGCCCAAAGAGTTTAATTAACTTTTTAACTAGTTCAACCTGAGGAGTATCCCTGTAAATTGTCTTTAGATATACTGTATATTCCCAACCAGATTTACCTAAAGGATCTTCTCCTAATTTAGATTGCCCAAAGATAAAATCTCCTCTACCTGCAATCTCATGTGGTATCTCAAAGCAGAATAAAACTGTACTCAGAGCTTCTCTACTACCCTTATTAGACCAGATTTTAGTATATGAATAATTTAATAGACTTCTTTTATGCTTATCCTGCCAGTTCTTATCCCAGTAAACACCTGTAAACCCACATAAAGGAGCTAAGAAGTCTAACCAGTTAGCATCACAGGTAAGAGGATTTAATTGTCTAGGAATATCATCAACTTTAGTTTTAGTTGCTATTAATAATTCATCCCAGAAGGCGGTTAAATATCCAGTTACTAAATTATCTTTATAACATTCAGGTAGGCGAGAGAATATTGGAGCTTTATCTACTATCCACGCCTGATAAGTTGTCATTTACAATTCCCCAATGAATGTTTCAGATTCTCCAGCCCCTCTAAGAGATTCATATATTACTCTATCTTCAGATAGCAGTTGAACAAACAAACTATAGGGGTAAGGTAATGAGTATTGATTTGGTATAACTATGTTAGTTGGAGAACCATTAAGACTAAGTGTTTGTATATTCTTAATCCCCTCAGTTAGCCTTAGGTGATACTCTACTTCATTAAGGATGATATCTTGACCAACTGGGTAGGTAGATGGGTTTAAATAACTTTTATAAGCTTCCCATAAATCATTTATAACCTGTTCAACATTAGCTCCAATTGTTACTTTAGCTATCAATGATGCACTGATATTTATAAGCTCCATTGGGCTTATATAAAGCTGTGTACCTAACTGAATTCTTCTGCTTAATGAATCACTAACTAGTTGCACTTGAGCGTCATTAGCGGGTTCCTGATTGGCATTTAGAAGAAATAAATGTACTGCCCCTAACTCTTCCTCATTCTTATTTCTAGATAATAATCCTATTGCCTTAGCTACAGAACCTTCACCTAATATTGTCTCGGCAGCAACTTCATAATCATCTTCCGATACTAGATTTCTAATTCTTAATTCAGTTAATCCTCTACTTATGGTTTGGTCTAATGTTTCTGCATCAGTACCTCCTGAAGAAGATTCAACATTAGTTATCGAGGATAAGAAACTAAGGGGCTGGGTAGCTCTAGTTATTGTGTAAGCTGGTAGATTATATTTGCTACCTACTTCCTCAGCAGTAGCAGTCACAGAACCAGCTATAAGTCCAGGAGGGATTTGAAGGGTAGCATCAGTGAAGAATGAATATTGCCCCGAAGAGTCTACTACCTCAAATCCCTCAGGAATTGTAAATGGTGTTGATTGCGGTGCGGTAAGGGTAAAAGTTAATGTAGTTACTGCCTTAGTACCTAGAGATTGCTCTACACCCGTGACCTTTAAGAAGTCCACTACTAAAGCTAATGGAAGTTTATTTACATGATAGAGAAACTCAGAAGCAGCAAAAGCTTGACCTTGAATTAAGGCAGCTACAGGTGAATTCTCAGAGAAATCGTTTAGCTGACCCCCTGAGGCGTTGTATACCCTAAGTTGAGCTTGGGAAACTATTGATTCTTCATCTCTATCATCTAGAAGAATCGTATCTAATGGGATTGATGATATATCCGTCATATTAAATTTAAATTCTTACTGTAATTGATTCTTCTTCATCTTGATACTGCCAATAAACCGTTATAAGGGCTTCCCCTCGGTCGTTGATATTGCCCGCTACTTGGAATTCAACATCGGGAATATATCTTATTAATCCTTCTCTAATCTCAGCAGAGAAAGTATTTATATCTTGAATGGATTCAAATAAAGGATCTCTCATCCCATAAAGCGGCCTCATGACCCTTTGTTTAGGTTCAGTTTGCAGCCAAGATAATATATGCCCCTTAAATAATTCCCCTTCACTGGCTACCTTTAAGTTGCCCCTGATTGGGTCAATTTGTAATGGGAATGCTATCCCTTTCTGTATTGTCATATCTGTTTTCTATTAAATACTAATGTCCGAGTTTATTAAATTAGGGTAAGTGATACTTAGTAAAATAATTTGCATAGTAGGAGCAAAAGGGGTGTGTAAATTGGCTGAAAGTCTTATAGGGAAAGGGTTATACTTACTCAGTATAGAGTACTATGCTATCTTTCTCTCTCTCCTTCCCTCTCCTTTCCTTTCTTCCCTGGTCTCCTTCTCTCTGGTCTAGTTTGCGGCGATTTACTGTCTAGGTTTCTATCTGGTTTATTATTTAGGGATTTTAGGTGATTGATAATAGTTTAATTAATCAACGGTAGAATCAGGCTTTCAGACGTTAAAACGAAGTAATTTTATAAGCTCAAAGCTATATGGGGTAAGGATTACAGCATATTACTATGGATACTTATACTATGTATATCCTCAATCTACCCTTCTCCCCCTACTCACCTCATCTTCCCCTACTTCACTCCTCTCCTTTCCCCCTTATCCCACCCACCCTTCCTAAAACGCTCCGCTACGCTCCGCCCCTTACCTAGACCATTTAATAGACCATTTAATAGTACTAAATACCTAAACTAGGTAACTGTCTAGGTTAGGCGGTTTATTCTCTATTGAATCTAATTTCACCTATATTGTTACCAGCCCTTATTGACTATTACATCCCCGTCACTATCTACAGCCCCTAATGTTGTAATCTGCTTCCCGTTAACAGATAGAGTTGAGCAGTTAGTTAGCTCGATACCATAACCCCCGCAGTTAATTGTTAGCACCCCACCACCCATCTCTGATGTCCCATTACTGTAGAGCTTAATAAACCACTGACCAGCTTTTAACATTACATACTGGGCTGCTACCAAAGTAAGTGCTTGTAAAGCATCCATTAAGATATTTCTCTTAACTTCTACTTTGAAGTCTTCTTCAGCAGTATGGGTTGCACTCTTGTCTGTAGTGGTAGAGAATTCTCCTTTGACGGTTAATGAATCATCACCACCAATTTCAACAACCTTATTACCAGGAATACTTTCAGAATAATCATCTTGAACTGATTCCTTATCTCTAGGGGGATTAGTTGCATTCATTAGGGATATATAATATCCATTAGTCTCAACCCCTTCTGCATAAAGCACTAGAACTGTTTGCCCTACGATAGGTAAAGGCGGGTCAACAAAAGGAGATGGTAATAATCTCCTTAACCAGTCACTTTCTAACTGAGGAGCAGATGGTAGAGATACTTTTACCCTTCGTTTGTTCTCTGGATCTTGGTTATTTACTACTATCCCCATCACGGGGTAATTGTATCTTCCTACTGAATCTAATGCCACCTGTGAGGCTTTATTAGAATCTAATAATATCTTAAATATCTCTTCCATAAATTTAAAATATACTACTACCTACTGAAGGTAGTTTTACTCTTGTTGTAGGGTTAATAGGAGTACCATTAACCCTAATTTCCCAATGTAAATGTGGCATTTATATTCACTCAAGGTCGTTAATCTTGAGCCGCTACTTTAAGTAACTGCTTGTACTTTAATACAAGATTAGACTACATCTTAATCCTCTAAGGATTCTCCCCATTTCCACCTACTTAGGTGTACTCTTCTAAAGATAGTCGTTGAAGCTTTTCCTTGTCTAATTGATTTAGGAACTTGCCTGCTGATTACCCAATCTTTAACTTTTCTAACCTTCACACTTACCTTTTCAGATTATGTTGTGGTGTTAAAGCTCTTAAGGCTTCCCAGCAATTAAGGGAGATTCAATATAAAGTTACCTCTATATTGGGCTACATTTAACCTGTACTATGCCCAGTGCTGCCCATTAATCCTATTAATTGACCTTGCTGAACTTGTTGTCCTACTTGAACTTTAATACCCCCATCCTCTAAGTGACCATATAAAGTCTTCTCATTATTAGAATGGTCAATGATTATCTTGTTACCATAACCATCTGAAGCATTACCCGCAGTTGATACTGTTCCTGAAGCTGCTGCATATATAGGAGTACCTGAAGAATTAGCTATATCTACTCCATTGTGGTTTCTGCCACCTCTAGGCCCAAATGGAGAGGTGAATGTGCCTTTAGTTGGGATAATGTAGCCTGTAGGATTACTACTTGTTGAATTTGAATTAGTATTAGGAGGAAGGTCTGCACTAGCGTTCTTATTCTTGAGTGGAGAATAGCAACTTACTTTAGTAATAAAGGTGCCCCTAGAGTAATCATGGGTAACCGTATCAACTACCCACATCCTATCTAGGAAGGTACTTACACCTTTAGTCAGGAATGGTGTATCTGGATCTAATGTCAGAGCTTCTGGGGTAGTAGGGAATTCAGCACTAGCTAGTATGCCCTTAATCCTGTCCTCATTAGCTTTCCTGTCAGCATCTTGCTTATCAGTAGTGCCAGTAGTCTTAGGGGCAGGTGCTTTGATTGGTGATCCAGTTGTTGCGATCGCAGAATCTCTACCAGTACCAATTACATTCTCCTTCCTCTTCTGCACCATTTGACCTGTATCTGGGTCAATCTCATATTTCCTTTCCCCTGTTGAGTTATTAGCTCCTGGTACAGATGACCTAGCACCACCTTCAGCATCCTTTTGGGCTTCATGTACTACCTCAAAGCTAGTGCCCATATTATCCCCATACTCTAGGACAAATATCTCCTTATCTGTAATGACACCTGCTCTAGGTTTAATAAATAAGGTAGCCCCCTTGGTATACACCCTGTAACCAATCCTTCTAGCTTCAATTAGTAAAGCTTCATAGTCAGTTTGACCACGCTGAGGGAAATAATTATAAGTTGGGCCTTCCTCAGGCATATCTAGCTTCATGCCATAAGAGCTTGTTATTCTCTGACCTATCTTCTTGAAGCTAAGGTTAGTGTAAACAGTATTCTTAATTCTCTGAGTTAATACCCATGAAGCAGCTTGCCCAGTAAATTCAAGAGCATTTGGTTCAAATAAACTGAATCTTAAACCTGTATGGATAAAGGAATAAGCTGCTATTGTCTTGCCGCTATAACCCAACTCAACTGTAATCTGTGAGCCAGCTAAAGTAACTGGAGTAGGCACAGCTTCCTTAGTGGGAGTAGTAGACGTAGACTCGGCTGCTTTAGTAGCAGCACTAGCCGAGGCAACTGTACTGAGTGCTTTTACTACCCTTTCCATATAGGGGTATAAGGCATCCCTTAATGGTGCAAAGTTATCATTATTAACTCCAGCGATAGTTAATCCAGTTAGGACATTATTAAGTGGAGCTATCTCTAGGATTGTGATTCCCCTGGTAGGTGCTCCTAAATTGTCTCTATGCTTGAAAGGAAAGTGTCCAAACTCCTTAGCTAAGGCAACATCCATAACACTAAGGAAGTTACCACTGGCATCATACTTAGCCCCTGCTATAACTCCAGCCCTACCAGCAGGCTCATCAAAGTGTAATTCCAGAGCATAAGCACCAGTCTGTTCTTTAAGCTTCTGTACCTCATCTTGGTAAGACCTACGGGCAGCATCTCCTCTACTAGAGCCAATGGGAGGAGCAGTGATTACTGTATAGCCAGCTTTCATCAGCATTCCCCTAAGCAGTTGAGCAGCTATCTCAGTAGTTACCGATTCTACTGTTCTAGTTTCACCAGCATAAGTAACACTGCTACCACTAGTACCATTTGTCCCACTACTGATATCTATTCTATGACCAGAAGTAATTATTATTGACTTAGTTGGCCCTACTTTAGGTAATGGCCAGTCACCTATCTTCTCTGCTTTAAATGGGTTATTACTAGCTTGCTGTTTCTTAGTCTTTTGAGCATCTTCCTGAACTATTTCTTGTACAGTTTTATTTTTATTAGATGATGAAGCAGTAGTGGTTTCTTTCTCTAACCATTCAATCTTGACATTAATAATTCCAGGTGTAGCATTATTAGTTAATTCTTTCCATGCTCCAGGAGTTAAATCAATCTTTCTTGTAGGATGAGGTCTAAGAGGTCTTAAGGCACTTTTGCCATCTGGTGTTGTTGCAAAAGGGCCTGTTGATACAACAGTAACTATTACTGATTTATTATTTGCAAGATTAGTAACCCTCATCTTGGCATACTTGTAATAATTACGCCAATATTCAGAATCAGAAGAAGAAGGATTATAGTTTGGGTGAATCATGGCAGCAAACATACCATTAAAGTTTATAGGATCACCCCAAGCACCCTTATCACCCCCTTGCGTTGATTCACCATAACCAAAGGTAGAAGCTTGAGTATTCTCATATAGAACTTTACCCGCCGTACTATTTGACTGGTCTGGTTCAGTAACAGGAGCAGTATTACTATTAGTAGATTGATCTCCAGGATCAGGAATTGGATCTAATCCACCTACTGTTTCTATATAAGAGAAGTATTTATCTGCTAATTTTTTATCTGGGTCTAATACAGTAAAGCTACAGCTAGATTGAACTTTACCTTCTCCTAGAGTTACTGATGCGAATATTAGCTTTCCATCTCCTACAGTGAAAGTATCGCCACTTTGACTACCTAAGCTACCTAATGTAATACGTACAAAAGGATCTATTAATCTCTGAGATGGGTTTGGATTAACCATAATTTAAATAATATTAGGTAAATATAATAATGAAATATTGATAATTAAAGCAAAGGTCAGCACCCAGTCAATAATCCTCCAGATAGGTACTTCGGGCTCATAACTGCTAGTTTTAAGTGCCTTCCTAATTCTCTCTGCCTTAGTAGGAGCACTCAGACTCTTAGATATGGAAGATAAATCTAAATCTTTAAGTATTTTATCCTGGTCTATATTAATTCCTAATAGCTTAGTAATAGTTTTAACTTCTCTAGAGTTTAATATCTCTTTAACCCTAGATTGAACTTCCTTGTTAATACCATTAATCTCAATAGCAGCTTGGTCTTTAAATCTCCTCTCTGCTTCTTCTTTAGTAGGTATTGTTAAGGTTTGCCCTATCTCTATTGCCTTGAAGATATCTATATCATTCATGACTGCTAGCTCTCTCCAAGAGGAATAATCCCCTAGTACTTCACTTGCTATATTCGCTAGAGAATCACCAGCACTTATCTTTATAGTTTTAGTTAAATTTAAAGGTAAAGGTTGTGTACTCATTTATTTATTAAAAGAATTTAAATTATTATTACTACCTGAAGTGTCAAGCTTACCATCCTTGTACCAACCTACTACTCCTAAAGGCTTGGAATTATTAGTATATAAAGCAACAATCCCATTATCCTGAACAACTATTTTATACTTATTAATCTTGACTAAAGAAGATACTTTCTCTGGTAGCTTCTTTATGTTCTGATTTAGCCATATTTTAGCTTTAGAGGCGGCATCTTCCTTCTGCCTATCTGTTAGCTTGTTTGATGACTTTAAGGCAGCTTTAAGCTTATTCTGAGAAGTTTCTACCTGAGCTTTTCTAGGTAGCTGACTCTCCGGTATTTGTAATAAGGTAAAGCTAACTCTAGCTGATGCTACTTCACCATTAAGCCAGCTAGTTTCAGACCAACTAAGGTCAGTAATGACGGCAGGGCCAAACTTATCACTACCCCATTTAAAGTAAACAGGAGTAGGGGCATACTTACCTTTAACTGGATCAGCTACCATTAGGGCTTGAAGCTTATCTAATAGAATCTGACAGGTTTTACCTCTTGTATAACTTTCTAATATTAAGTTGGATAATCTAAGGGTTAATCCACTAGTATAACTATAAAACTGAGAAGGAGTAGATGTTAGAGCAGTTGCCCCTTCATCATATTTAGCTTGCTTTGAGAAGGACTTCTCTTCGGGATTATAGAGAAAAGTGAAGGTTAAATTATCTAATTCATCTACAAGATAAGCGTAAATATTCTTTGTCTTTTTAGCTGGATTTAGACCTACAATGACAGTTTCATTCATATATTTAAATAAAAGAAAAGTCCCCTACTATTGAGACAGTAGGGGAAGTTTTAAAGTAGTGATTATTTTATATTTAGGCTGCAATTGCTAGGTGGCTCTTTTGATAATTACTCCACTCTCTAGCAATGTAACTAACTACAGTCTTAGCTATACCTTCTGCATCTTTAGCTTGAGTATTAATAGTGATTGAGCCTATATTTAAACTTCCACCTCTGGAAGATAATCCATTTAATAATACAGCTTGCTGTTGCCTATTCAAGATAGCTTCTGAGGTATTAGCTACCACTAATCCTGAGCCTTGAGGTGCTTGATTTAGTTCCCTAGCAGCAGCACCTAATAGTCCTTGGTAATTAAGCCCATTAGCCGAGTTAGGTGTCTTACCTGTTAGTTTATCCCACCAGTTTTGTAGTCCTGTTTTAGCTTGATTGGGTTGCTTAGATTCAGAATTAGATCCAGAAATCCAGTCTTTAAACTCATTAAATTTATTAGCTATACCACCAAAAAATCCTTTAATCGATGAGACCATATTATCCCATAGACTCACAACATCCTTCCAGAGATTACTGAACCCCTCCCCTATAAACCTAAAGAAGTTACCAATTGGTTCAGTTATAGATCTTCTCAGTTTAGGGTCTTTAAGAATACCTATAACTATTAAACCTACTGCTGCTATTGCTAAAGTTATCCAACCAGCAGGGCCAGACATAATTCCCATTAGTACAGGAGCTAATTGGGCTAGGATTGTAGGTAATACTCTACCAGCAAACCAAGCTGCTCCTATAGTTAATAATCTGCTGGCTATAACTTTAAATAATGCAGTAACCCCCATCTTTAAGAGAATACCTGCACCAATAGCAGCATAAACACTACCATCTAAATTAGCTAGGAAGGAGCCAATACCTTTAACAACTCCAATCAGCCCCTCACCTATGGCAGTAGCCAGAGTTGAGTAGAAGATTGGGGAATTAGACCCAGCTAGGAAGCTAAAAGCAGTACTAACAAATTCAGCTAACTTTTTACCTAATAATTCTAAATTAAGGAATCTTTTAAAGAAATATCTTATATCATTCTGAAGCTGACCTAAATCCTTTAAAGCATTAAAGTCACTGAATATTAAATTTAAATATCTAACTCTAGCTGCAAAGGAATTAGCCGCATCTCTTAGGATTCTCATAGGGTCACTACCTGTGACTCCTAATATCTTTAGAGTTGCTCCTAACGTACTAAATAAACCATTGTCCCCAAATAGAGCTAAGAGAGCTTTATTAATTGCTTTAAAGGCTGATTGATTGCCATTAGTAAGAGGATCTACATCCCTCATTAAGCCAAATAGACCAGTCTGTAGCCCAAATAGCTTATCATTAATGGTTCCAAATACCCCTTCTACTGAGTTAGAAAGTTCTTCTAATACTCTTGGGTCTAATCTAGCAGCTTGAAGGAATATTCTCTGTCTTTCATCACTAGATAATCGCCTTAAATCTCTTCCGCCTAATAACCTTTCAAGCTCATTTCTAAAAGTAGTGTTCTTTTCATAAAGGTCTAAGGTCTTTAACTCTTTAAGGGTTCTAGTACCTGATAGGAAATATGCAGCTTGGGAAGATGCTCTAGTAGAGTCTATACCAGCAGTCTGCCCTAATAATGTACCAAAGGTAGTTAAGTCTTTTAATCTACCTAATGCTGCTCTTCTTTCTAATGAGTCTAGTTTGCCATCTAAACCAGCAAAAGCAGGGATAACATCATCCATTATCCCCCTACCAAATGCAGTAAAATCAGATGCCATTCCAGGTAACTTAGCGGCTACCTCAGACATTTGAGATTGGAAATCCTCTACAAATGAAGTAGCTTGGCTAAAGTTATAGCCAGTTAGCTTCATTAAGTTACCTGAAGTAGCAATAATACTAGTTTGAGTAGTAGCAGCTTCATTAAATAAATCGGTAGCTTTACCAGCTAATGAAATAATAGAGCCTAATCCCTTCTGAATAGCTGCCGACATGAGTTCAGCGCCTAAGACGGCCTTCCCAAAGCTATTTGTGGCCCTCTCATTATATTTCTGTATTTTAGTAAAGTGACCTTGTATAGCTTTAGTAGCGTCATTAAGAGAAGATAATAATTCCCCTACAACGCTTAATACCTGATTGACGGGATTAGGGGTTGCCATATATAAAACTTATTTATAATAATCCAAAATCATTTGTTGAGAAGCCCCAGTCTTTAAGCTTATTCTCAGGAGAAGGGCCTTCCTTCTGCTTTAAGTTAATAAATATATAAAGGTGATATAAACACTCAGATATATCCATATCTAAGAACTGAAAGTAAGCTGGATTGAATTTCCCACCACAAGATAGGATAAGCAACTCCAGTAAATCATTAATTGTTAACGCATCTAGGGAATCAATACTAAAGTAGAGATTATCCTCTGAGAGCTTCAAGTTTATCCTGAAAGCACATGATAGCTTCTGCTACCCTCTCTAAATCAGTGATCTCTAGTTCATCTAATAGCTCATCAAAGGTTACTTTATCTTTATTACCAAACTTGGTTATACACAGTGATGCTAATTTGACTGCTATAAAAGATTCAGTTTTATATTCAGCTTCAGTTGACTTCATGAAGCTCTCTAGTAATAGAAACTGTCTAGTCTTAGGAGATTTCATTACTACAGGAGTACCATCTTCTAACTTAAAGCTGGCTATACCTTCTTCTGCATTGAAATCAATTTCGGACTTCTTTTCAACCTCTTGGATAGGTTGAGATTCATTATTAATTAAAGTAGGAGACTCGCTAGGAGTCCCCTCAATCACTACTCTTTTAGCCATAATACTTAATTTAAATTATTAGCTAGCTGTATCAGTCATATCTGAACCTTCGACAGTGAACTCTAATTCAAGTTCCACTGCTTGACTACCATCTGAGGTGTCAATATTGCCTCCCCAGGTTAAATTAGATACCCGGCATCCATATAAAGTAAGGGATTTAGCTCCTTGAGTGGAACTACCATTTACATATTTAATTGGGGTTAATGTAAGAGTGAATTCTTCTCCACCTTTATATCTATTAAAGAAATCGAATACAGATTGGTCTCTATCTATATCGTAGGGTTTAGATAAAGTAACAGGTTGATACTCTTGAGTTCCACCTTCCCCAGTTAACATTTTATTAGAAAGCCCATCATTAAATTGAGGTCTTTTAAAGCTAACTTTAAGTCCAGAAAATTTAGTCCAGTAAATATTAGAACCTATCTCTGGACTAGCAATTAAATAATCTGAGTTAGCTACTGGTCTTAAATTACTTATTGGTAATACTGCCATTGTTTATTATTTCCCTTATGATTGAGTATTAGATTGAGTCTCAGGCTGGATTAATTGAGCTTCTACTTGGTCTTGATTTAAAGGTAAAGTACCAATTGAAACTCTGATTGTATTAATCAACAGTTTCTCCATTGCTGGGGCAGGTACTACATAAACTTCCAATAGAACATTACCTTGCTCTAACTCATCAGGGGTATTATTCTCGAAGTCACATTTAACTTCAAATGCTTCAGCTTCAGTAGCGCCAAATAATGCTTTACCTCTCCATAAACGCGAGCAAACCGATTTAGCTGTAGCGGCAATAGAGGCTAATAGAACACCTTGACCATCAACCACAGAGAACAGTTCATTATCAAATCCCTTACGAAGTGTTCCATTAAGGACATTCATAATAACTCTAGTATTTAGGAAGGTATAAAACTCATTACTAGAACGAGTTCTCATTGCCCACACAACTACACCTTTATTTCTCAGGTTGCGAATGATATTAATACCTAGTGGGTTTAGTATTTCTTGTTGCTGGGTGTTGACCTTGGTAACTACATCTTTAACCCCCAACACTGGGAATTTAGCACCAGCAGGAGGTTGTTGGAATCCTTCTTCCCTATATCTGCGAGTAGCCATACCAGCTACACCTGCTGATGGAGGAACTACACCATCTTCCAGGTCAGTTAGGTAAGGGTAATAAAATCCTGTATGCCCTTGCGGAGAGGTATATAAGATACCTTCTGCTTGAGCTTGAGCTACGGTTAATCCTGAACCCGCATCAATCAAAGCTACCCAATCAAAAGATTCATCAGAAGCTAATGCTTCCATTGCATTACCAACAGATAATCTGTCAGATTGTGTAGTTAGTAATTGGAAAGCTTGAGGGGCAATTAAAAACCCTTGAGTCCAGTCATCCTGACTATCAAAGGAGTTCTCGATCGCATAAACGTAGTCTGTAGCAGCAGGGGTAGTGAGGTTTAAGGCCGCTACGGATAAATTTGAACCTACAGTAACCGCTAAATTATCTAGTGGATTATCTGCTCTAATAACAACTTTATCAGTGCTGTCTCCAGAAATAGCGGTAACGGCACTGGCTACAGAAGAGTTATTAACAGCATCAAGTAAACCAGAAGCAACACTAGCAAGAGTAGGCGTTGGACTAGCAGGTGCAGTGTAGGTAACCGTAGTTCCGTTGATTGTGGCTGTATAAGCACCTGCTACAGCAGTGCTAACAGTAATTGTGAATCTCTTAGCAATAGGTGTTCTTACAAAGTAAAGTAACCCTCTTCTATTATTTCTGAAGAATAATTTAACTGATGCTTCAGAAGGAGATGCACCAAATACATTGGTAAAATCAGTTAGTGAGGTAACCTGTGTTGGAGTTAGATAGTCTCCCGATGCTGAGGAGCCAATCATATAAACTGTCTCAAATGAGGCAATTGATAATGACCTGTATCCTTGAGTAGATTCTTGGATACGAACTCCAGGCCCCTTGAAATTGGCAAATATGCTAGTTGTCATATTTTATGGAATTATATTAATTTCTGAATCTAAATTATAGGTTGAGTTATTAGTAGTAATAAACTTCTCTTTAGCTCTGTAAATACGTATCTTCAATTCTTCTAAGGGTGGAGGATTATTAAAGTCATAATAATCAGGTGATTGAATATCATCCAATCCTGGAATTGAAGTGGTGTTAAACTTCACATCAAAAGCAAAGTTGAGGTAAATTAACCAATCAGAACCAGACCCGTCTGTATTAGAGACTGTAATAGAATCCTCTACTTTTACTGGAGTGAATGATTCTATATCTGGGTCTGGGGATTCAAGAAGGGATACTGTTTGAATATAAGAAATTATCCCTTCTAAACCTGTATGGGGAAGAGAATGATAATTTAGCTGACCTGGAAACCTGTATGCAAGCCTATAAGGGAATCTAGCTAATGTTTTAATTTGGTTAAAGCCTTCTTTATAGTGAAGTACATTCTGTACAGGCAGTAAAGTAAGCGAGTTAGCTGGATAAGTGCCCGTTAAAGTAGGAGCATATATTTCGCTAGGATATTCTAATTGCCAGTAATCTATCCTGACCCTAGCTATTAAGAAATCGTTTATACTTTCCCTTATAGTCTGAATATTTGTCATTATTTCTTCTCCTTCCTTAGGATGAATTTCCATAGGGTAGGGTCATTATCCATTAGCATCATCATCTTGTAGAAGCCTGCTCCACTGATTTCCTTAGTAGTTGGATTGGTGTATACAACCTGATTATTAGATACTGGAGGTTCTAAGATGAATAATGGTCTAATGTTATTAGGAGGTTCAAATAATGACCTTGGGAAGGTTCTCGGTATCTCTACCTGGATGTCGGTTATATATAAACTGATCATCTTCTCAGCCCCTTCAATTGCTATTGGAATAGCAGCCAGCTTAGGAGAGACAAAAGTAATATAAGGTTTGGGTAATATTAAGGTATCAGTTATATCTAAGACCCTGGTTGATTGATTGAATATCTGATGCCTTACTAATAAATGCTTACGCTGAGGATTCCCCAACTTAACCTCAACTTCAGCCATCTTACCCTCAACTTCAGCTAGCTTCTGATATAAAGTCATGGGTTATATCCTTACCAGTAAGATTTAGGTTGGCAGGGAGAGTATTTATTAAAAGCTACTTCTACTGATAGAATATGGGCTAACTCCTTTAGTAACCTTGTAGCTTCAGATTTAAGGTGCCCTACGTGTTGACTGTAAGATAACTTAGAACCCCTAGATTCAGTGACATAGCTGGTATCAGTTGCCTCTTTTAACTTGGCATTAATATCATCTAAATCAGTTAGTATTGCTACTGCTCTGTCATAAACTACTTGAGCGAAATTGGTAGATAATTGAGTGTGAACTACTGAAGATATGGGACTGTTATATCCCAGCACCATCTCTATCTTTTCTATTTGAGTTGTTGTGAAGTTAGCCATTATTCTTTACTGAGTGATTTTCTCTAGGCAAGCCACACCCTTAGCTCTGTTGTGAACCTTCAATTGAGGTTTTACATATACAGCATAATTCTCTGCATCAGGGTTACTAGAAGGTAATTGCTCAATGGCAAACTGCATACCTTGAGTAGAACCAGTGTTGTTCTGGCTGAAGGTGTATAGAGCTACTTCAGGTTCGTTGACAAAGTACAGAGTGTTGTTGGGGCAGTAGGGATCTTGAATGATTGGGCGACCAGCATAAGATACACCAGTGTAACCAAGGTCAGCTTGACCAGCAGGTAGCACATTATTGATAGAAGTGTTAGCAGCGAATAATAGTTTATATTTAGCTACAACTTCAGGAGTGGTGTAAATAGCTGTAAAGTTTCCACCCTTTCTTGCGATTGCAGTTTCCATTGCAAGTAGCAAATCAGCAGATAAGGCTCGGTTGCTTGCGTTGGTATTAAGAACGGCTGACCAAGCAGTGTAGGTAGCAGGGTCAATACCAGCATAAGCAGCATTAGCTACCACAGCACCTAGACCAACAACACCACCAGCAGCAGCTAAACCAGTACCAGTGTATACATATCCGCTAAGGGATTCCATAATGACTCTTAAGCCACTATTAATCTCGAATCCGTACAAGTCTCGTAATGCACCTTTACCAGCACTAGCGGCTTCAGCACGGTCTTCCTTTTGGATTTGGAATGAGTGACGTAAGCGGTTAGTGCCAATAGGTAAGGAAGCACCAATAATACTATCTTCTGTATAAGCACTAATACTAGCTGTAGTAGCTTCACCAGTTGCTCCAGCACCACCAACATTAGTATTCCATTTAACTGTCTTCTGGGAAATAATCTTTTTATTTAGACGGCTCAACATAGGGTAATAACCCAACTGTAAAGCGGCGACTTCTTCTTCCACCAAAAGCATCAAACTTTTGGTTACATCATTAATAATTGCCATATTAATTTATAATTCTTTCGTGTTTGTTTAGTTTATAGATTTGAAATTGAATCAAATAGAGCATCTGCGGCACTTACTTTAGTATTTGGATTAGCAGCAGTTACTTTAGTTTCTTGAGATGAGGAACCATTTACTCCAGAAGGAGGTAAGAATAACTTTCCATCATCTGAATTTAAATAATTCTTTAGAGATTCCTCTAGGGAGAGTACCTGACCATTCCTCTCAACAAACCAATTACCATTTTCTTCTTTTAACTGAGAAGAATTCTCCATCATATAAAGCTTATGAAGAGTTGATTGGTTGAGAACATTAGACTTGGAGATTGCTTTAGAGACGGCTTCTGAACGTTTAGCGTTATATGCTTGTTCATCTTTCTCTCTAAGCTGAGTTTGGAGGTCTGAAATCTGTTGCTGTAAAGCTTTTAGGGATAAATTACCTTTAGGTTCTTCATCACTTTCTAGGGGCGAAGTAGTAGTTAATTTCTTGATTTCTTTAGAAAGTGAACTAGCTAAACCTGCATTCTTCTTATCAACTTCAGATAATATTTCAGTCTTAAGTTCTCCTAATGTTTGTTTTAAGAGGTCTTGTATTTCTTCAGGGGTCATTTGTTAAATTCCTTATTGGATATCTGTATTTAAACCTAACAGTATGGTTATCTGGTTTCTACCTTAACCAGTTGGTACTATCTAATAAAAACTATTGTCCGATTTCTACTAAGGGGTGGTCAATTAGTGATTAGGGTGTATCATACCTTTTCACTATTAAGTATGAAGATTAAGGAGCACGTTAGTTCTCCGCTTCAACTTGCGTCGAAGATGCAAGCGAACCAAGTGAGGAAGCAAAAGGGGTGCGTAAAATGGCTGTAACCTATATTAGATAAGGGTTGTAGCTACTCTACTAATAGTACTATGCTATCTTGTCTCTTTCTTTCTCTACTTTCCCTTCTCTTCTCTTCTTCCTCCTCCTATCTCCTCTTCTATTTCCCTTTCCTGTTCTGGTGATAGGTTTCCTAGTAGTAGTGTAATTAGTTTCTTGTAGAGAATTAAATATGCTGTTGGTGGTAATTGAGCCTGTAGAATGCTTAAGTCTGTGTCTACTAACTCTTTAATATTTGTTAATAGGTTGTCTAAATTATCAAGTTCAAATTTATCTAGTCCACTCACCGTTACTAAATCGGTAATTCCTTGAGATTTAGCTACTAATTGGAGCAGGTCTTGATAAGCGTCTACTAGTATTTGCCCATAGGACTTGAGGATGGTCTCTTGATTATAGAAATCTAGCTGCTTGGATACACCGGATTGCTGTACTGCCCCTAATGAAGAACTTACTCCCCCAAGGGAAACCAAATCTCTAACCTGATTCTCTATCTGGGATAGACTTTCTCTAAGGTGAGCTAAGATATGCCCCTGAGGTTCAGACCATTCAAACTTCTCTAGCTCTAGTACGTGCTGTAATCCAGTAGGAGGCGCTTCATCATCCCCCTCAAAGGTGGCATGAATATCTCCATCAGGTGTCTGTACTCGCTTATAGGTGCGTTGGAAGTAAGCCAGAGTTAGTAAATCATATTTAGAACAGTCAGTTCTTAGATGCTCTAATGCTTTAGATGCCGCCTGATCGCAGGCCCACAGGTCATCAGGAACTTCAACCTTTACTACGGGTATTGTCCCTAGATTATGAGGTACTCGACTATTTAAATAGACATCAACATCTCTATTACCTCTTTTATCCTCACCCTCAAGTACATTCTTGATATTTCCTGCTGAATCCAATTCCACATAAGCTTCATATCTAGCAACGTATTTAGCATCAATAAAAGTCCAGATAGCTTTAGTTTGTGGGGGAGATAAAGGATTAGTTGTATCTTGAACTATTTGGTAGACTTTAACCCAATCAGGCCGCCCTTTGGTCTCTGACCAGTTAATTACCTGCATGGCAGAGTAAAGGGTTACATAAGGTCTAATACCTAAGGTTTCCTCTTGAGCTTTATTAAGTGGAGTAACCTCAGATTTAGGTTTGTCTACGTGAAGATATACTTTCTTAAACTTCAGTAATTCTCTAAATATATTAGATATTAAATTCTTCTCTGATCTGCCAGCTAAGTCAGTATCGTCTCTAAAGTCGTCCCAGAAGGTTTGATTCTTCTCTATACCTGAAACGGTAACAGTACTGTTATTAAATTTAGATAGCTGCTTACTGATAGCCTGCCCTAAGACATTAGAATAAGTAAACTTATGCAGTCTGGTTTCATAGATATCTAAATCCTCTCCTGGTCTTCTAGGGAGGAATTGTTTTATCTGTGCCTTGAGCTTATAACCACCTGAAGCTAGTAAATCAATCTCCCTATAAGCGGGCAGCATTAAAGTATATTCTGGGTGCGTTGATTGAAGTAGCTCCAGAGGTAATTTATTCGGATATTCCATAGATTATTTTAAAAAGTTTTTATATTCTAGAGTTGCTATGACATACCTAGTAGCATCTACTAAGTGAGCGCACTCCTGATTCTTAGCTGGTTTATCTATCACATTCCCTGAGGAATCAGTCTCCCTTACATATGACCTGAGACTATCTTCTAATTTAGTTTGGGTTGATTTAATTAGTAATCTATCTTGATAAAATAGGCTATTTACTATAGTGCATCCCTCAGAGATTCCAGGTTTATTTCTATCAACAGCTATAGCTTTCTTCAGCCCTTCTATATCCCGACTCTTACCAACCTTCCTTAACTCAAATATTGAGGCAGGTCTATCATCAGGTAGATAAGCCCTACGTACTTTATATTTATTACAGAACTCTATAGCTTTAGTTATTAAATCTGCTTGAGGTACAGCATTACCTGGGTGTGGATTAGACCATGAATCTATTAGATAATATTTCTTATCTTTGTATCCAACTACAACCAGAGCAGGATTTATATCTCCCCAATCACAACCTAGAAAGGTGTGGTCGAATTCACTAGGAATATCCGCAACTATGTGGCGGGAATCTATACAGTCAAATATAGCCCCTGTAAAGTCTTCAAAGCTGGCTTCAAACTCCTGCCTATATGTTCTAGGAGGTAGGATGATTTTAGCTCTGTTAAGGAACCTCTTAGGTACAAACGGATTATCTTTTGTTATGAAGTGATAATAAGCCCAATCACTATAAGTTTTAATCTGTAAATGAAATCTATGAAGGAAATGAGCTTTACCTTTAGGAGTACCAATTAAAAGAGCTTTAGAGTTAGCTGTATCGGCTAATGCAGGATAAACAACATCTTCCCAAGCTCTAATAGAGAAGTCTTGGAATTCATCTAAACCTGCCCAGTAGAGTTTTAGACCTCTTAATCCATCCCCATTATTATCCGCACCTCTTAATAAAATATCTGGCTTATTACCTTTAAGTTTTATTCTGAAATCAGTTCTAGAAATACTTTCTACAAATGGCTGATTCTCTAATAGATTTAATAAAGGTTGCCAGTGAATTTGTCTACATTGTTTGAGAGTAGGCATTACTATCAAGCAGACAGGAGGGCTAGCTGGGTCAATAGATTGATTAAATGAAAGAGCAGCATGGATAGCTGAAGTTAGTAGTAGTCTACTTTTCCCCCAACGTCTAGCCGCTATTAATAATTTGAATCTAGCTTTAGAGAGGAATACTTCAGCTTGCTTCTTATGGAGAGAGAGATTCATCATCATCTTCCCCCTCAATTTCTATAGGGTCAGTTAGAGTTATGTTTATCTCATAGTTGGATTCATTATTTATATTCAATTCATCCATCTCTTCTTTAATACTCTTCACAGCTTGGACTACTACTGGAAGGTTAACTTTATGCAGGTCTACTACAGTTCCTTTTGATGTCTGAACCTGCTCTATATATCCGTTTAACCCTAAGTCAACTACTCTCTCTAATACCTTTAATCTAGCTAGTTTATGAGAATATCTAAGTAATCCTATTTCTAAAGCTTTCTCTATAGCTAAGGTACTATTATCAGTGAAGAATTTAAATGCTAATCCTTCTTTCTGCTTTAGATATATAATTTGCTTGTCAGTTAATGATTGACCTGGAAATCTTTCATTGAATTCTTTTTTAATTTGCCCATTACTAAGAGTAGGGTTAGAGATTAGTAGAAGTATTAGGTAATCTTTATGTTGTTGGTTTAAATGAGCGGTCATAAAAAATGGCATCTGATGAGATGCCTTTAAATATATGAATTAACAATGTGTATTTATACTAATTACTTATGTCCGAGATTAAATAAGGTTTCTAATTTCTTCTGATAGAGAGATGAATGATTGGATATATAAATCACTCACCCATTCAGTAAACTTCAGACATGTATTAGAGTTGATGTAGTAATGTTGAAGAGTTGAACTATCTTCATTATTAGGTACATTGTAAAGCTTAATAGCCGCCCTATAATGTTCTGGAAGCCTATTTAAAGCCTTAGTTAATGTTGGAGAATCTAATTGGCCATATAAGGAATTAGATGGGTTTAATTGGCTCTCTGGTAGGTATAGTCTAGACATAAACTCGTCTACATCATCTAGTTGATTAGCGTAATAAAGCTGAAGACAATGCAACAAGTCACCTGGGTTAATGTAACTAGTTTTAATGGTGAGCGGCTCCTGAGAATCAATGTAGTATTCTCTAGAACCTGGAACATATTTATAAGATATTTTCATATAATCATCCTTTAGGAAATAGGAATTAACAATTCAAATAACTCCTTAAAGTCTCTACTCTTGTGAAAGCATTCCTTTAAGGTTAATGAGCGTATCTGCTTATCTGTATAAAACTTAGTATTAGGAGATTTAACATTAAGTAATAGTTGAAATAGTTGCGGGCTATTTAGCCATTCTCTAATCTGTTCTTTGTCTTTAGTCGAGATTTTAGGGTCTGTTAAGTATTCCTTAATAATGTCAATGATTGACCTTAAGTTGGTATAACCTCGACCATAAATTCTCTCAAATCTGTCTCTAAGAGTTGATTTGGGTGTATTAAAGTGAGATTGTAATTTCCTTAATGACCATCCCTTCAGGTATAAGGAGAAAGCTCTTTGGGTAGCGGCTTCTTTATCAGATAATTTCTTATTGGGCATTACATCCCCTTAACTCTATGCTTTTAAGATAAGGTAACTATGTTAGTAAGAAGTGGGATTATTTAATATAAAAGGGGTCATAAGACCCCCGTGTTATCAAGTTAATTTAATTAATTATTTAGTATTGGTTATAGTAGGAGAGTTAATATTTGGTTTTACTAGTTTCTCATACCCAATATATAAAAGTCCTGATAGAGCAATTAATGTTGTTAAAGAGTAACCAATAATCATCATCTTTGCCGTATTCCTCTCATATTCTACTTGTTCTTCAAGAGCAGATATAGCCTTTTGCCCTTCGATAAATTCTTGGTGGGCTTCTAATTCTTCAGGGGTGAATTTAGGTTGTCCATGTTCAGACATTTAGTTATTCCTTCGATTTATTTTATCTATGTAATTAATATATGTGAAAGATAATGATATAAAGTGGGCTTCTATCTCATTCTTCGACAGAAGAGTGAGCACTTTAATTCTGACAATAATAAAGGGAGTGATTAACTCCCTTGGATTATTTATTTAGTTTTATCTATTGTAATAATAACGTTAGGCGACTTGAGGTAACTTATATCCGGCATATTCTAATAAACCAATTATGAACTCAATTCCTTTAGGTGATACTAGAGTAACTGTATTATTTACATTCATTCTATTAGGCTTGATTACAACTTTAAAGTACCCCTGATTAACGTAATTCTGGTAGGGAGTATTATTACCTCTTAGAATTCCCTCATTTCTTAAGAAGGAGAATAAATTGTTTCTACCCATATTCTTAATATTAATAATTTTAGCTACCTCAGCCATATCATGAAAGGTATTATTGGCTATTACTTGGTCATAGACCTCTGCCTTAGGTTCTAATACTTTTATTGTCTGTTCCTGTTCGGCGGCTTTAAGGGCTAGTGCTTGTTTCTCTTCTTCGGCAGCTACAAGGGCTTTAAGGGCAGATAAATAATCTTGAGGTAGTTTAGGTTGATTAGATTCAGAAGGAGATTTCCACCCATTAATCTGTTGAATATAAACTCTAATACCTACAGCAGCAAAGGCTCCTAGAGAAATAGCAGCTTCTACCTTACCTTGTTGAGCGTAGTGGGTTAATACTGCTGCACATACTGTATCTTTTAGGATAGCAACATTATGATATTCTGAGTTGGTTGTAAGTGTTAAATCCTCCAAATTCTTACCAGTAAAGGGTTCTAGAATTTCAGAAGGTGATTTGGTTGTAAGTCCCAATATTAGTTTATTAATGGCTTGCTGAGATACACCGCAGGCTCTAGCTAAACCTGATTGAGACATTCCACTTTCACCAGTAGCATTGATGGTGAAATATTGGATTCCGTTCTGAGTTGAAATAATTAAGTTCGACATAGTTGTGTTTTATTTAATAATTAACTATGCCCTAACTATATAAATAATTAAATGGTATAAAGTGGGCACGTTAGTTCTCACGAACTAAGTGAGTGAGCGTTTATTAAATTTAATTTCAGCGTTTAAAACGTCACCCTTACCACCAACCAACTCCGCACTTATGAGGATCTGGTAATACATCTTCTCGTTTATCAATAATGATAAGTGAGGATTTCCTCAATCATGAGGAAAACTAACCAATAGAAAAGGAGAGAGATATTACTCCCTCTCCTATATAGTTAATTAATAAATGAAACCTATGTTCCTTTAACATATCACTGAAATATAGTATAAAGTGGGATTTAATTAATAGGAGGATTCCATTCTTCTACTACAGCTTGCCAATATCTTTCTTCTATCAATTCCCCCCTGCCCTTCAGCATTCTACCTTCCTTTCTGATAGCCCAGAACATATAACTGCTCAATCTATTAAGAATTGCTGAATGGTAATTAACATTATTAGTTAGGTCAGGCTTGAGTAATAGAAACCCTACTACCTCATTGCTATACCGCCACCTAATAAAGTATCTTTCTAGTTCCCTGATATCGATTCTTAGCTTATCTAGACTAATTAATGTTGGGTGATTATGGTAAAGGAAATCAGGACAGTGACCTAATTCTTCTTGAAGGAGCTTGATATTCTTATCCATCCATTCTATTAGAGAGAAAGGTAATAGATGCTTGTCTGTATTGGCTTTTAGGTAACAGAAACTAGCTAGAGAGAATATATTTCTATTTAGGTAATAAAGTAGATAATTTAGGTCAGGAGATAGGTCTGGATTGAGATATAAGGCGCTTTCAATAGAGTTCCTGACTGTTTCTATCTTCCCTTGAATAGTACAAGCTGGAGACGATTTTAGTAGGAGTGGAGCATCGTGCAATACTTGGGCAAAGCCGATATCGCCGCTACCTGCGACATAATTAGCCGTGATTCTTTTATTAGACATATTCATTAATATATAAAAGTTACATAATTCTTGTAGTAGTTAATCATCTACTACATCAGGCTTTTCTACATATACATAATAATGGTTACCATAAGGGCCCATTTCTTCTAGATAATAAGTTCTAATTTCTTCTCTGAGTTCACCAAGATAACCACCATCAAAGTGGGGAATTATAACTGTTACTGGGTTGCCATAAAGCCTTAATGGGGTTCTACAATTCCTCCAAGCTATACCAATACCAGGGAAATATTTTGATATATCTTTCATCATTAGGAATATATATATTGATGACTAAATCATCTTTAACCTAGAAGTAGACTATAAAGGTGGGCGACAAATATGCGATCACAAATAAAGTAAATAGCTACCAAATAATCACCTAGACATTAAAATGTTCACAAACTAGACTAGGGAAGGGAGGAAGAGAGAAGAGGAGGGAAGAAAGGTAGAAGGAGAAAGAAGAGAGAAATAGAGAAACAAAGATAGCATAGTACTACTATTACATAGTCTGTAATCCTTACTGTATATAGCTTTGAGCTTGATTTACACTCCCCTTTTGCCCCTAATTTACTGTCAATAAGTAACGTAATAATAGGAACTTCATAAACCTTATTGAGAATGAATAGATAGCTTCCATCTCCGATGAAAGAGGAGCTCCCATCTCTATCGAGATACGAGATAGAGCCACAATAAAAACTAGGAGATAACTCTCCTAGTTAATTATTTAGATATTTAGTTGGTTTATAGGAAAGGTTTTTCTTCTAGAATGGCATATTTAAGACCGCTTTGTTGTCGGGCATATTCAATAGCTTCTTCGGGAATCTCCCCTATAACTACAAACCCATCATGCTGATTATTCATAACCTCAAACCCATAATGTTCACTAACGCAAGTAAGATGGTGGATAAATGCTGCCTCATTACCCTGTAAGTAGAAAGCCGCCAATCTTCTTTTTAGTTGGTTAAGGTTCTTCCACTTACCCTCCTTATCCCTGTAATCAGAAATACAAAAAGTTATGCCAGTCTTATTAGAAACATACTGCTTACCTTTGGGATAAGAAGAACTAATGGGAACATAGGTATTGATTAACCAATCTTGCCACTTATCAATAGAAGCTTTTAGAGGAGCAGTTAATTTAGTAAATCTGGTATATAGATTGATTGCTAGGGAATCATCACCCCCAGCCTCTTCCATTAAATAATTAATAATTGCTAAATCGGAATCTAAGAAATCTTTAGAAGTAACTTTCTTTGGTAAGTGACCGCCCATAATCAAGGCAAGGAAGCATTGTTTCCATCTATCTTTAGATATACCAACAGCATCAGCAAACTCTTGTTTATCCTTAGATAAGTAGACTCTAAGCCATTTGGTATCGATGTTAGCCGCCTCAAACCATTGAATCAGCCCCCAAACTTGACTGGATTTCAAGTCATAGTTCTTTAAGTTAGGAATACCACTAAAAGCTATCTGTTTCATTTCTCTTGAGCAAGATTGAAAACCACCTTTCCTTTCAGTTAGTCTACCAGAAGGTTGAGATTCATAGCTAGGGTAGTACTCTATCAGCCCATCCTCTAATAACTTGATTCCAGACTGTCTAATCCAGTCATAACAATTTCTATCATTTAAATATCTTGCTCTTTCTTTCTTTGAACCTCCAAAGGATGTATCAAAGTCCTTTTCATCTAAGTATTTCGTAACTGCTTTATCATTAACCAAACATCTTTTAATAGCTTTCATACTTTCTTTAATTAGTTCTGGGATAGAATTCTCATTCTCATCAGTAAATTTATGTCTCTTGAACTGATTCATCTTCTTGCCAGTCATCAGGTCGTAGTACTGGCAGGTAACAAACTCTGATGTTTCTTTAGGATATTTACCTAATATCTGCTCTACTACATCAAGGGGTACTCTAAACTCTCTGCTCTTACCATAATCTTTACTATAAGTAATCTTCTTACCGTCTTCAGTTTCATGAATAACTTTAACTTCTAATAATCCATCTTCAACTAGTAAGCCCCACTGTAATTCTTCAGGCTTGCCCCATTCCTTCTTCATCAAGTTATAGCTAACTGGAACCCAACCTTCTTCTCTTTCATCTATAAGGCGGTGCCTATCTCTGCCAATATAATAAGTAGTTCCAAATAAAATATGTACAAATAGTTGTCTAGTAGGCTTATTGTATGGATGTAGTAAGTGATCCAACACAAAAGTCTTTACACTCTCTGGTACTCGATAGGAGTTAATAATATAAGCTTCGGTCATTTTAGTGTTAGGTTTAAAGTTTAAATATAGTAATTTAGGAAATGTGGAAAGGGAGTTCACTACACTCCCCTTATCGGGTCTAGAATCCTATCCACAATTAGATAGTAGGAGATTGTTCATAGTATTAAGTGGGCACGTTATCTTTGTAATATTGTTCAAGAATCCACCTGATCTGTCCTGATCCTGACCTTTGATTGATTGCGGCATCTTCCTGAATTTTTTCCCATAATTCTTTAGGTATCTTAATAGGAATAACGGCTACATCTTGCTTAACCATACTCTTTATGAATAATTAAGTATAAGAATATTATACCTCTAGAAACTAGAGACAAACATAAGGAGAAATAAATTATTTATTAAATAGTTAAACAACCCACTAGTTACCTAGACAGTAAATTGTTCGCAAACCAGGGAGGGAGAAAGAAAGGAGAGATAAGGAGAGAAAGGAGACCAGAGAAGAGAAGAAGGAAGGAGAAAGAGAAGAAACAGAGAAAGAGAAGGCATAGTACTACTAGTAATATAGCTACACTCCTTATGCAGTAAAGGTTTGAGGGCGATTTACGCACCCCTTTTGCTCGTATTTATTGAGAATAAATTACCTAATAATCAGGGTTCTATATTTCTTATTGATAATGACGGTATAAGTATCCATATTAAAAGGCTGTAACCCTTATCCCATAAAGATTACAGCATATAAAATTAATTCGTTTTAACGCTTGAAACCTTGATTCTACTGTTAATAAATTAGGCACTCTACTCCCATACTCTAACGAGTCTTCGCTTGCATCTCAGACGCAAGACTGAGCGAGACAGAGATGGACGGCTGATTGAGCCGCCTTTCAATTCACAGTATTTACACTGTTATCATTAGCACAATATGTAAGTTATTAAAGAACTACTACTCTTTAACAACTTCTATGAGTTCTCAACAAGGTAATGTACCTCCTGGAATGTATATAGCTCTTATTATTGTTATGTGGATAGGAGGTATAGTTATTATGGATTATATTCCAGAGAGTAATATTGCTATGAGAAGGGCTATTGGAGGTATACTACTTGGAATGACAGCAGTTCTAGCTAAAGGAGCAAGTTAGTCATATTCCAAAGCCTTAATTACTCCTCCCTCTAGATAACAGTCTTCTACTACTATCCTACCTACAGTATTACTACAAGTCCCTTCTGTCATCTTATAAAACACATATCTAAACTCTTATATCTCATTTGTATTGGGAGATTTATTGTTCTCTTCCTCAAGCTGTTTCTGTTTCTGAAGATATTTAGCCGTCTCTTCTATTATCCTATACATAATAGATTGCTGTATTTCTCGATATCTGTCAAAATGTAGCTGCTGACAGTATAACCATATCAATCTATCCCATATTTCTTTCTTCTTCTGAGGATTACCCTCATCTTTCAGACGAAGGATATTAACATATTCGATCTCCATATCAGATAGTTCATCAATTATATTTAGGTCGCTTAACTGCCAGTCATTTAGTGCGTAGAAGTCATTCTCTAACTTACCTTGACTTATCGTAAAGTCCTTGAGAACGTAAGCTTCAGTGGCCAATATATAAGTTGCATCATGCATTTTTACTAGGGAATTGCTAGTCCTTATAATAATTGCACTACTCCTAGAGAAGATATTCTCCAATTTTCTGAGCCAGGTTTTTACTTTAATTTTCTTACCCTGTTTCATATGTTTCAGAAGGGGGATAAGGTAATCCTCTTCTAGGAGTGCATCATTAATGTCAATAAAATTCATATATTATGCCAACCTTGTTTCTAAATTGATTAACGTTAATAGTTAATACTCAAATAAAACTGGAACTTGGGGCTTACTAATTACAGAACCAGCATAGTTTTCATATAAAACCTGTACATCATGCCCAACTAAATGGGCAACTGTTGTAGGAGAAAGTCCACTTTCTAGGCAATGTGAAATAAAACTATGCCGCACATTGTAGAAAGACCTGTACTGAACACCCGCAATCTTAAGACAAGTATTCCAAGCTCTTTTACCAAATAGAGAATCATTAATAGCTTTGCCTTGTGGGGAGGGAAATACTAAATCCTCTGGATTAATTTGTTGAGGTTTTATTGACTTTAATAATTCTTGAAGTTGTTGATTACAGGGAAATATCCTAGCTTTATTAGTCTTAGTTGGTTTACGTACCCCTCTAGTAAGAGTAGAACCAATCCAAATCTGAGAAAAATCGTCAGCGACATCCTGCCACCTTAAACCAGTAGCCTCAGAAACTCTGGTTCCAGTCATAAATCTGAATTTGACAAAAGCCAAATAGAATTTATAATTCCTATGCTTCTCAAATGCATTAAGAATTGCTGTGATTTCTTCCTTAGTAAAAGGTCTAGGTAAAGGTTTAGGAGGGACTTTAATTCTATTAGGTAAATCTAACCAGGGATTATCTTTGACTAAACCTTGTTTAATTCCCCACTGCCAGCAAGCTCTAATTATGCTTAATCTTTCTTTTAGAGTTATTGGTGATAGCTTTTGGGAGAGAACTTCAGTAAACTTTTCTACATCAGTAACCTTTATGCTAGAGGTCAATTTAGTACCGAAGAAATCCCTTAAGTTCTTAAGCGCAATGTTGTATTTCTCTTTACTTCTATCATAGAGAGATTTAGATTTATATTCTCTAAACCTCTCAAACAGATCGATAATTCTAATATCCTTGATCTCAGGGATAACTTTCTGACTAGGGGGCTTGTATTTGCTCAGGGTAGCGTCAAAGTTGCCTGAGGCTATATCTAGTTCAATCTGAGTAGCTTTCTGTTGGGCAGCTTTCCAATTGAGTTTAGTATTGGGCAAGCCAAGATAAAGGCAATAACGCTTCCCAGCATAAGACCATCTTAGTCTAAGCCTAGTCTGATATTCCTCAACGGCTACAACTCCCTTCTGGACTTGGTTTTGAGCTTTTATTTTCAT